GAGTTCACATACAACCAAGCTACCGTTTCTGGTACTGCTACATTCGTTGGTGACGAACACGCTGCTTTGGCCGTGTTGATCAACCGTGTTGCTAACCTGATCGCTCAGCGTACACGTCGTGGCGCTGGTAACTATGCTGTGGTTAGCCCAGCTAGCTTGACAGTGTTGCAATCTGCAACTACTTCTGCTTTTGCTCGCACTACAGAAGGCACATTCGAAGCTCCTACAAACACCAAGTTTGTTGGTACCTTGAACGGCGCAATGCGTGTGTTCGTCGACAGCTATGCTAGCGACACAACACCTGTGTTGGTTGGTTACAAAGGTTCTTCGGAAGCTGACGCTCCAGCATTCTACTGCCCATACATTCCATTGATGAGCAGCGGTGTTGTTCTGGACCCAACAACATTCGAACCAGTCGTGAGCTTCATGACTCGTTACGGATACATCGAACTTACCAACACTGCTAGCAGCTTTGGTAACGCTGGTGACTACGTTGGTGAGATCGCCGTGTCTAACTTGTCTTTCTCCTAATCAGAGATTGCACCCAAACAAAAAACCCGCTTCGGCGGGTTTTTTGTTGACAACAATATCATAAGTAAAGTATGGCCAATCCACCACCACCATACGACAACATCACAGGCATTTCACGTGCCGCAATGAAGGACAATGCTCAAGAGACATTGGCAAACTACAACGGCAATGCTAGACCTGGGGAACTTGTGGTAGATCAAGCCACAACTATTTTGTACATAGGCAATGCACTGGGCGAACTCACAGCAGTTGCTACACCCAGTGGCGCAACAACCTGGGCACTGTTAAGCAACAAAACAGGTGCCGCAGGTCCCAATACCATAGCCCTGGGCCAAAATGCCGGACTTGACGGCCAGGCCAATGCAGCCATAGCCCTAGGTCAATATGCTGGTCAAGGCGGACAAGGCGCCGCATCCATTTCAATCGGTCTGAATACTGGTGGCAACACATTTCAAGGCTCGGGAGCCATAGCCGTTGGTTCATCGGCTGGTTATGATGCACAAGGTGTTAACGCAGTGGCCATTGGATTAAGTGCTGGGCTGAGTTTTCAGGGAGAAGTTGCAGTTGCTATTGGGGACTCAGCTGGAGAAAACAATCAAGGTAATGCCGCAGTGGCCGTTGGTGCTGGTGCTGGTACTAACACACAAGGCATCCAGGCCGTGGCTATTGGTACAGATGCTGGTGCTACTTCACAAGCAAATCGTGCAGTGGCCATTGGTTACTTGGCTGGCAGTACCGCACAAGGCAACTCAGCAGTGGCCATTGGTTACTATGCTGGTGAATTGAATCAGGGCAACAACTCAATCATCATCAATGCCACAGGCACAGACCTACAACAAACCACAGCCAACACATTCACAGTGAAACCTGTGCGCAACGGTGGATCCAGTGGATTACCTGCGGGCTTTTATCAAATGGCATACAATCCCACAACAGGTGAGATTGTTTATTACACCTAAATTGTCTATGTGAAAACCCCAACATCCAGGCGGGTCATGCCAGGAGTAGTTGGGGTCAATAATATAGTTTAACGACCTTGCTAGTATTGTATCTTATATTGGATACATGTGTATTGTACTAGATTATACCTTGAACCACGACAGATACTGGCCAACCTTGCGAGTCACACTTACCCAGTCTCCCATAGCAGGTTGTCTAAACACACGCATAGTCGAGTACCAAGGACTATCTTCCCGTTTGGTTAACCAACGCCAATCAACCCCAAACCAATTCAACATTAGCCAGGTAGGACGACCCAGGGCCGCAGCCAAATGGGCCACAGCAGTATCGACGCTGACAATTACATCCATGCTCATCATCTGAGCAGCGGTGTCAGCCCACATGTTTGGATTAGGCGGCAAACAATGTGCGCCTGCTTGTTTGAGCTGCATCTCTTCTTCTGGAGTACAGTCTGCCTGCAAGTTAATCCATTCGTATTGAGGATTTGATTTGATCAATTCCATCATTTGATCAAATGGCATGCCTTTGTGACGATTCAACCAGTTGTCTCGACGACCACTCCAACTGAATCCTACTCGCATTTTTGTTTTTGGACCAAAGTAAGCAAGCCACTGTTTTTGTAGCCCAGCATCTGCGTTGAGATAGTTCACAGGACGAGGTAAGTTAGACAAGTCCACCCCTAGCAGTCCGGGAATACTCATTATGGGAGTCCAAACATCAAAATCGTCAATGCTGTAATCGTATCCTGTGACTCGTTTTAGTATGGCACTGGATTTCAATAACGGAATCAGCCCGTCAGTTACTTGCAGTATAATCTCTGCACCCATCACATGCAGGTTGTATAAAAACCTCACAAACTGAATATTGTCCCCATGGCCTTGTTCGCCTACAACTAGAATAGTTTTACCTCGAAGATCTTCTCCACGCCATCTTGGTTTAGTAAATGGCGGCATGGTTCCTGCTAGGTGCTCGTAGTCCCAGCGATGTTCATAGGCGGGCCATCCTTGTTTGTAATCTCCAGCCAACAAATAAGCAATGGCTAGATTAAATTTGGCAGTGATGTTATTAGGATCCAACTGTATTGCACGTTGTAAAAACGGAACGGCATTTTCTGGTTCTCCAACTTCTCGCAGTACATTGCCGTAGTTGTTGAATGCAGCGGCATAGTGTCGATCTTGAACAAAGGCCTGCGCATAGCAACTTAATGCTTGTTCGGGTTGGTTTTTGGATCTAAATTGGTTTCCAGTTTCAATAAGTTCGTTGGGGTTCATGTGGATATTTAATGGCAACTTGAGGTATATCTGCTATTTCTATAAATACTTGTCAACACAATACGGTGTTTTATGCGGTACTTTAAACCCACCGCGTAGTGGCTAGAACCCACATCGGACTTCTTTAAGGAGAAAACAAATGGGACGTCCTCTAAAAATACAAAAAATTTCCACTGGTTCAGGCAACGGCGGCGCTAGCGTCAGTGTTGACCTTGGTTTTCCAAATTTCGCAAGCCTGACCAATCCTGTGGTCAATTCATCCGACACACTGAATTCTACCCAATTCTTGGGCGTGGTCGGCGGAGCAACACCTACAGACACCCCTAGTGCTACATTTCCTCGTGTTGATGTAATTGTTAACATTGCTGATCCTTCGGGCTCAGGTATAGGTGTAGCTCAAGGCTACGTCATTCGTCAGAAAGGTTCCCGCAAATATCTAGTTGGCGATGTCACAGGCGTTAACGACGGCAGTTTTGTGGTTGGACAAGCATATCAAGTTGCTGCGTTAGGCACCACCAATTGGCAATCAATTGGTGCAGAAGCTGACCTTGCAGTAGGCGGAATTTTCACAGCAACTGGTGCCGACGGTGGCGGCAATGGTTCTGCCTACAGTGTTGGGGTCTGTGTACTGGACAATGACACAACACCAGCAGCTGGTCTAATGTGCATTACATTCACAGAAGCCACAGGTGACTCTACTGCTACCCCAATCAGCAAGCTAACCAACAAATTCTTGTTGGACTTCACTGGCGGTTCAGGATTTACTCAATCTGAAGTTACTAACGATGTTCGTTACGTTGCCAACTTCTTCACAGACGAAGGCACAGTAATCAAGTCTGGTACTGCTCAAACCACTGTCAATCTGGCTTTGGTAGACAACGTTACCTCCTAATTTGGTGTAACTCCAGGATCCTCCTAGATAACTACTAGGAGGATTTTTTATGACCGCAGCATTTGTATTAGGTAATGGAGTAAGTAGACAGCAGGTAGATCTCAACAACCTGCGTCACATGGGCAATATCTATGGCTGCAACGCTCTCTATAGGGACTTTGTGCCCACAGTACTAGTCAGCACTGACCGTCCTATTAGCGAAAGAATACAAACCGAAGGCTATGCTAAAAATCATAGATTTTATACCCGGCGGCCAATAGCAAATCTAGGAGCGTTGAGTGTGCCGCAAAAGTACTATGGCTTCAGTTCGGGTCCTATTGCTGCCAGCATTGCCTGCTTTGATCGAGCTAAAATTGTCTATCTTGTGGGCTTTGATATGGGTCCTGTAAACAATAAATTCAACAATGTGTATGCTGATTCAGAATTTTACAAAAAAAGTTCTGCTGTGCCCACCTATACTGGCAACTGGGCTAGACAACTGGCCACGGTCATGCGCGATCACGCTAAAACACCGTTTGTAAGGGTCATAGGCGATACCACTGTGCACGTGAAAGAATTTGAAAGTGTCACTAACTACACAACCATGCCAATGACAGAGTTCTTGAACAGAATAAATAACACAAAGGATCTGTAAATGGCCACTTATAAAATTGTCAACGGTGACTACACCATTCAAACGCTGGGAGTAGGGGACAGCATTACCCTTTCTAGCGGTCTAGGAAATGCACAAGCTGACGTTGTAGTCGATGGCAATTTAACTGTTACTGGAAATACCAGTTTAACTGGTAATCTTTCAGTAAGTCAAATTTTCTCAGGTAACTCCAACGTTCAAGTATTATCGTCGGGGCTAGGCGGTAATGTGACCATTGGTGTTTACGGCACCAGCAACGTGGCTGTTTTTGCTAATACTGGTGCTTTCATTAGTGGAGTGTTATCGGCTACAGGTAACGTCACTGGAGCAAACATCAACACCGGCGGGCTTGTTAGTGCTACCGGCAACGTTCGCAGCGGCAACGTAGTTTCTTTGGGCAATATTACAATTCAACGAGACGCCAGCGCAGCTCAGCCCACTATGAGATTCCAGGACACAGATACTACAGCTACGGCCAACACAGTAGTAGGTGCAATTGAATGGTTTACTGCTGACGTTACTACTCCAGGTGCTCGTGTAGCCACGGCGTTACGTTCAACATATACTGATGCAACAGGAAACGCTAAACTAGAAATTTTAACAGGAACGACCGTTACTCCATCTGTGGTGGTAACTGTTTTACCAAATGGCAATGTTGGTATTGCTAATGCAGAACCTACTACAACATTTGGTGTTACTGGCACGGGTTATTTTAGTAGCACACTACAAGCAGTTGGCAACCTAACAGGCGGAAATATAATTACCGCAGGATTGATAACCTCTACAGGTAATATCACTGGCGGCAACCTTGTCACTGCCGGACTAGTTACTGTTACAGGTAATATCAATGGTGGTAACCTTATTACCGCAGGATCAATCACCGCAGGTGCAGGGGGTATACTGGCCACAGGCAACGTTCGAGGCGGTAACATAGTCAGTGATGCTCAAATCACTGCCGTAGGCAATATCACTGGCACAAATTTAATTACTCAAGGCATTGTCACTGCACAAGGCAACGTGATTGCCAATAATATAAATGCTGGAAATGTGGTCAGCACTGGCATGCTCACAGCCACAGGCAACGTCACAGCCACAGGCAACGTCACTGGCGCTAATCTAGTCACTGGTGGTCTAGTATCTGCCACAGGCAACGTCAACGCTGGCGCAGTTTATTCTGCTGGACAAGTTTATTCAGTTGGAAATATTACTGCTCAAGGCGGTGCCTTCTTCATCGGCGACGGCGGGTTCTTGTCAAACGTAACTGCGGTATCTAATCTTGCAGTCAGCCAAATCTCTAGCGGTACAACACTTTTGGCAGTATCTAGTCCTAATGGAAACATTTTTGCCACTGTCAACGCTATTGGTAACATTATGGTGTTATGGCCAGGCGGCGCAAATTTCATTGGAGCGGTAAGTGTCACTGGCAACGTTTCTGCTGCCAACGTAAATGCTTCTGCTAACGTCAGTGTCACTGGCAATGTAAACGCAGCCAACATTCTTGTAACTGGTACAGCTAATATTGGTACGTTGTTGACCAATAACATCAATGCCAACGCACTAACATCAGGAACTGTAAGTTCAGATCGTTTGAGTGGAAGTTACACCATTAACGTCACAGGCAACGTGTCAGGTACCGCAGCCACAGTGACCAATGCAGCCCAGGCCAACATTACATCGGTAGGCAACTTAACATCTGTGATTGTTGTTGGAAATGCCACAGTTGGCAACTTGAGCACAGCAGGGTTAGTTACAGCCACTGGTAATATCTCTGGTGGAAATGTCAACACTGGCGGGCTAGTATCAGCAGTTGGCAACGTGCGCGGCGGCAATATCACCACAGGTGGATTGGTATCGGCCACTGGTAATTTGATAGGTGGTAATCTACAAGCCACTGGATTGAGTTTGAGCGGCAACGTGGTCAGTGCAATCAATACCGCAGCCAATATCACTACAACTGCAAATATTTCAGGTGGTAATTTATTAGGTACGCATGTAGGAAGTGTTGCGTTTGGGTCTGGTTCTGTTAGCGGAACTGGTAACATCACTGGGGGCAACTTAATTGGCACCATTGTTGGCTCTGCAATCACTGGTTCATCTATTTCTGTCAGTGGCAACGTCACTGGGGGCAACATCAACACAGGCGGGCTAGTATCAGCCACTGGTAATTTGATAGGCGGCAATCTACAAGCTACCGGATTGAGTTTGAGTGGCAACGTGGTCAGCGCAATCAATACCGCAGCCAATATCACTACAACCGCAAACATTTCGGGTGGTAATTTATTAGGTACCATCGCAACAGCAGCACAAAACAACATCACCAGCGTAGGCACATTGAGCAGTTTAACTGTCACTGCCAACATCACCAGCGGCAACCTAATAACCAGCGGCACCGCAGGTATCCTGAGTGTCAACAGTATCACTCACACAGGTACCAATGCTGTGGGCAACATTGGTAGTGCCTCAAGTTATTTCAACCAAGTTTTTGCCACAGCAACCACAGCACTGTACGCTGACTTGGCAGAAAAGTACACAGCAGATCAGTTCTATCTGCCGGGCACAGTGGTCAGCTTTGGCGGCACAGCTGAAGTCACAGCAAGCACAACTGCTAACGATCGCAGAATAGCCGGAGTAGTTTCTGCCAAACCCAGCTATCTCATGAATGCCGGACTGGAAGCAGAGCACACTGCTGTGGTTGCGCTGCAAGGTCGTGTGCCTTGTTTGGTACAAGGCCCTGTTGCCAAAGGTGACATGATGGTCAGCGCAGGCAACGGCCGAGCACAGGCCTGTGACAATCCGTCAGTAGGCGCAGTGATAGGCAAAGCCCTGGAAAACTTTGACGGTGATCAAGGCACCATTGAAGTGGTAGTGGGCAGAATCTAATTAAAAAACGCCAACTGCGGTATTACTAACGCAGTTTTCCACAAAACAGCAGTCTAAACCTTTTGGTAAATACAACCAAAGGACTTGGATTGTAATGTCTCAACAGATAATCGATATTGGTGCAAATGCTAACGATGGCACTGGCGAACCGTTGCGCAATGCGTTTGAAGCGGTCAATAGTAATTTCACTGAAATTTATACAGCTGGACCGGTTGGTAGCAATATACAAATTGCCAACAACACCATCACAACCACTACTACAAATACCAACATTGTTCTCAAACCCAATGGCATTGGTGTAATACAAGCCAACGCCAGTATACTACCTAATATCAGCAATGTGCATGATATTGGCAGCAACAGTTTGCGATTTGACACAATCTATGCTGGTTATTTTGTTGGTAACGGTAGTTTGCTAACTGGTATTTCTGGCGGGTCTGGCAACGGTCAGGCCATTGTAAACGGTACCTCCAATGTGTCTATTGGCACGGCCAACGGCAATGTGACCATTGGCATTTCTGGCACAGGCAATGTAGTCACTGTGAGTCAAACATCATTGTTTGTCAACGGTGTAATCGCAACTCCTCGTACACTTTCAGCTAACATTACAGTACAGGCCAATGTATCTGCAATGATGGTAAGCCCCTTGACAATCCCTAGCGGATTGTCTATTACTGTACCCAGCTCATCGACATTCAATGTGGTACCATAAATATAAGATTAAAGGACTGAATAAATGGCAATTCAACTAGACGGCACCACAGGCATAAGCGCATCGGGTAATATCCAATCGGCTGGAAATGTTTTGGCCACATACTTTGTTGGTAACGGTGCTGCACTTACTGGTATCGTAGCATCCGGTGGCGCGGCAATTACTAATGGATCATCTAATGTCAGCATCAGTGGATCAGGAGCCAATGTAACAGTTCAAGTTGCAGGTGTAGGAAACGTAGCAGTATTCTCCAGCACAGATTTAACAATTTCAGGCAACTTATTGCCTGCTGGCAACGTATTAAAAAACATTGGTAGTGCAACCAATGCGTTCAATGACTTGTTCCTAGCCAATGGTACTATCTTCCTTGGCAATGCTTCAATCAGCGCCAACGCAACTTCAATCATAATGACCAATGA